TAGCCACAGCATGATCCACATGCGGGAACAGGCGCTGGCCGACATTGACAACGGCAACCTGACTGACACCTACTTTGCGGAGTGGTCGATGCCGATGGGGGCAGACCCCAAGGACGAACGCTGGTGGGGTTGGGCCAACCCCGCCCTGGGCACCACGGTCACCTTGGCTGCCCTGCGGGCCGCGTCCAAGAAGGAGTCGTTTCTGCGGGCGCACCTCAACCAGTGGATTACGACCCGGGGCGCGATGCTTGACCCTGGCGTGTGGGACAGCTGCACCACCGACCGCCCGATGCCCGGTGGCGGCGTCCTCGCCATTGACTCATCCGTGGACGAGGCCCGGTATGTCGGCACCCGCGCCACTGTCGTCGACGGGCAGATCATGGTTGACGTCGAATTCGTAGTCGACTCCGAGGAAGCCATGTGGGACGAGGTCGCCCGCGTCATGGCCGACCGCACCGTCAACATGGCCGTAACCCCAACCCTGGAGATCCACCTGCCGCCCGAGCTTGCCCGCCGCGCCGGCACCGTCGGCTACGGGGAGCTGATCAAGTACACCAGCTTGGTGCGCGGCATGATCCAGGAAGGCCGCGTTGTGCACACCGGGGCGCGCACCCTGTCCGAGCACATGAACCGCGCGGTGGGTGTCAAGACCGCGCAGGGCTACGTCCTGTCCTCGCAGAAATCGCCCGGCCCAATCGAGGTCGCCCGCACAGCTGTCTGGGCCATCGCCCTAGTCAGCCGTCCGCAAACAAAACAGAAACCCATGCTTGTAGTTTCTTAGTGCTGTATGGTGACCGCGGCGGCCCCGTGTCGGGCGGTGGCCACCACATCGAGACATGGCACTGTTTACACGCAAAGAAACGAAAGCGCAGATAAGCCCCGCCGAGCCGGCGGTGCGCGCAGCTGTCGGCGGGTACAACCCCAACGCCGCAGGCGTGTCCCTCATTGGGCAGTACTACACCTACCAGGAGGGCGAGGCCCGTAACCGTGCCATGACGGTGCCGGCAATCAGCCGCGCCCGCGACCTTCACGCAAACGTCATCAGCGCCATGCCGCTGAAAATGTACCGCGAACGGTGGAACGACACTGAGCGCGAAATGGAGGACGAGTACATAGCGCCGCGTTCCTGGCTGCGCCGCCCCGATCCGTCCATCAGCTACGAGACACTCATGTCCTGGACGTTTGACGACCTGTTCTTCTTTGGGCGGGCGTTCTGGTACATCACCAGCCGCACCCAGGACGGCTACCCCGCATCGTTCACCCGTCTCCCAACCGGCTCGATCACCACACCCGACCAGGCCGGCCCCGTCTGGTACGCCCCCAGCAACGAACTGTACTTCAATGGCGAAATGCTTGACCCCGCAAACGTCGTGCAGTTCATCGGCGCCACCCAAGGCTTGATTTACAGCTCCGAGCAAGCAATCGCCACCGCCCTACGCATCGAGGACGCCCGGCTGCGCAACGCCGCTTCTTCAATCCCGTCGGGCATCCTGCGCCAGGTCGGTGGCGAACCTCTCAGCGCCCAGGAACTAGCCGACCTGTCGGCAGCGTTCAACGCGGCGCGGTCATCCAACCAGACCGCCGCCCTCAACGAGTTCCTGACGTACGAGCCAACCACGGCCACCCCAGACAAAATGCTGCTCATCGAGTCGGCCCAGTTTTCGGCCCTGCAAATGGCGCAAATCTGCAACATTCCGCCCTACCTGCTGGGCGTACCGACCGGGTCGTACGCATACACGAACAGCCGCGAGTCGCGCTGGGATCTGTGGCTGTACGGCACCAAGGGCTACGCCGAGGTCATCGCCGCCACGCTCAGCGCAAACAACATCCTGCCGAACGGGACGTTTGTCGCCTTTGATTACGAGGCGTACCTCGGCGAGATGGACGATGCAAACACCTCACGCGAAATGGTCGACGTTGAGGAAAACACCCAGGAGGAAATGGCGTGATTCGCTTTACTTCAGATTCTGTCACAGTGCAGGCCAAGAAAGGCGAAGACGGCGAGCGCCGCATCGACGCCATCGCCGTGCCGTACAACGTGTTCGCCACCGTCAGCGGCGGCCAGGAAGTCATGTTCAAGCCGGGCAGCCTGCCGGTCGATGGCAAGGCACCCCGCGTTTTCATGTACCACGACTCCACCAAGCCGGTCGGCATCGTGGCGGAGCGCGTCGACACCGACGAAGCCATGCTGGCATCGATGAAAATCAGCCGCACCGCCCTTGGGGATGAGGCGCTGGTGCTTGCAGCTGATGGCGTCATGGACGTGTCCGTCGGGGTCAACCCGATTGAGTTCACCGAGGACAAGCAGGGTCGCATCATCGTCACGAAAGCCGAATGGATGGAATTGTCACTTGTGCCCATCCCGGCGTTCGCAGGTGCTACCATCACCGAAGTAGCCGCGCAAGCGGTGACAGATCCCGACGAACCCACAAACCCAGAAGTTCCAGAGGAGGAACCCATCGTGGAAGCCACACCCGCACAGGCAGAGGTCGTCGAGGCAGCTGCCATTCCCACGCCGGCACTGCCGGCCCAGCCGAAGCGCAAGTTTGCCATGCCGTCCGCAGGTGAGTACCTCGCCGCGTACCACATCGGTGGCGACACGTTCCGCAAGGTCAACGAGGCGTTCGTCGAGGCCGCCCGCGGACAGCAGACCGCACTGCAGGCCGCCGCAGGCGACGTCCTCACCACCGACACCCCCGGTCTTCTCCCGGTGCCGGTCCTCGGCCCCGTGTTCGACGACCTCAACTACGTCCGTCCCGTTGTCGCCGCAGTCGGTGCCCGCGCCATGCCCGACGGTGGCAACCAGAAGACGTTCATTCGTCCGACGTGGACCACGCACACCAGCGTCGCCGCGCAGACCCCGGAACTGAACCCCGTGTCGGCCACCACGCCCGTCATCGCCTCCAACGTGGTAAGCAAAACCACGCTCGCCGGGCAGGTCACGCTGTCAGTTCAAGACGTCGATTTCACTTCGCCGGGCGCGATGGAAATCATCCTTCGTGACCTTGCGTCGCAGTACCTCATTTCCTCGGACAACCTCGCCGCTGACCAGATTGTGGCGCAGGGCGTCGCATCAGGCGTGACGTGGACGGTCAACCAGACCGACCCCACCGACCTCATCAGCACCCTCTACGAGGTCGCAGAGTCCATCCTCGTCGCCACCCGCTTCCTGCCCGACCATCTTTTCGTCGCTCCTGACGTCTGGCGGAAAATTTCGCAGCAGTTGGACGCCGATAAGAGACCTGTTTTTCCCTACGCCGCAGCCGCCGGTCTCATGGGCGTCAACGGGATGGGCACCCAGAACATCACGTCGTACAACACGCTCAACCCGCTCGGCCTCAACCTCGTCGTGGACGCAAACTTTGCGTCCGGCACAATGGTTCTCGCCCGCGGCAACGCCATCGAGTTCTACGAGCAGATTCGTGGCCTCATGTCCGTCGAGGCGCCGTCCACGCTGGGTCGCACCTTCTCGTACTACGGCTACGCCAGCCTGTTCGTCGCTGACTCGACGATGGTGCAGAAGATCACCGTCGCCTAACCCTAGGCACACGGTCACGCCATGTCGGAGATTGCGTACGTCGTCCGGGCCATGCGTCTGGACGACTACGCAGTCATCCAACTACTAACCAATGTTGACGTCACCGTCAGCCAAGAGGTTGAAATAGCCGGTGTTGGCGCAGGTTTCAACGACTCAGGCGTCATCGTCACGGCGCTGCCCCAGTACGAGTTCATCGGGGTGGACAACCTTGGCGAACTGCAGTTCAACTACGAGAACCCGATACCGAATCAGGTTCTGTACCAGAACCCGGGCACAAACGTCACCTATTACGCGGTTGATCCGTACGGGACGCTGGAGTGGAACCCTGTTTGCACATGGATTACCAACGCCAACGTGACCGAATGGCTGGGTATTGCTGTCGCTACCGCCAACGACACCGCGTTTATCGCGAAGTGTGTGTCGGCCGCGAATGCGTTTGCGTACCGACGCAGACAGGAATCGGGTTATCTGACCGATGAATTGCACACCAGCCCCGGCGGGGATTGCACCTTAGGCACAATCATGTATGCCGCTCTTTTGTACAGGGAACGTGGCAGCGCCGACTCCTTTGCGTCATTCGATGCCATGGGCACCATCCCGGTGCCTAGCGCCCTCGGCCGCATCTTGCAGCTGCTCGGCGTGAACCGACCCCAGGTTGCCTAATGGCTGTCTCAGGCATCCTGTGGGACGCGGTAAACGCCACCAGCACCGCCATAGCCGCCCTCAACACTGGGTATGCGGTTGTCACCGACCCGCGCAACGCCCGCCCCATGACGTTCTTTCTAGAGCTGCCAACCGTCGAGGCGTTCACCTACAACGTGGGCGACATCACGTTGCGTATCAGGATCTGCGCGCCGCCACCCGGCAACCAGGACGCCAGCAACTTCCTGCTTACATTGGCAGACACCATTATGAATTCACCAATAGCCGTGACAGACCTGCGCCCAGGTGTCATGATTATTGGCGGCGGGCAGGAAATGCCCACCTACGATTTAACCGTGCGGGTAGCCGTGCGGCGCAACTAAAGGAAAGACAATGGCCACCAGCACATTCCTCTCGAACGCCACGGTGAACATCACCCAGGGCATGACCACCACCGACCTGTCCGACCAGTGCCGCAGCGTCACCATCACCACCGGATTCGACCCGCTGGAGTCC